CTCTATTTATAATTCCTCCTCTGACATGCCATGCCTTTGGAGACATTCTACTTATTGTAATTCTTGGATCTAATCCAGTAAAAATATATCTAAGCGTATGATTACCAGAATTAGATATATTAAATGTTCCATATAAAAATTCACCAGATATTCCCGAGTGTCGAATAAAAAAGTTTTCATTATTTCCGGTGATATTTAAATAATTTTCTGTATTAACTGCTGAACCAATAGATACGTAAGCTTTCTTTTGAGTCTCAGTACTCTCTTGAAAATTAAATTCTCCAGTAGATAGAAAGAATTGATATCTTACTGTACCAGGACCAGTTTTTTGATTTTTAATTTTGTAACCAAAAGCATTATTAAATGGAACAATTCCGCTATCACTAAAATGAGAAACCATAACGCAATCTATTGTTTTTCCTAAAAGATCTTGTAGCGTAGTTCCAGTTCCTTCAATATATATTTCATTATATCCAATTGGCGCACCAGAAAGAGTATATTTATAACCATATTTTTTAGATAGTGTTTCATCAAATCCGGCGCCAATAAGATCACCACTTGTAGCAAAAAATTGTTCTCCTGACCCACTTAGTTTTTGTGTTCCTGAATGAAGTATAAGATCAAAAATATTTTGATATGGGAATGTTATTTCTGACTCATCTCTTTTGGGTTCCCAGTATCCAAGAACAGTATTTACTAATTTCTTATTATTATTTAAACATTTAAAATTTTTAAGCTGAGTATAATATCCAGAATATGGAAGAATTCCGCTTGACCAAAATGGATTTGATTTAGTAGAGAATGTTTCTAAAACCTCTATATTTAATATATCACCAGATGCCATAAAAATATTACACTCCTATATTAACCATCTATAGTAAGTCTAATCCTCTTTGCTTTTGTACATTTTGGAGTAGTGGTTGTTGTTGTTGTTGTTGTCGAAGTAGTGCTAGTTGTTGTTGTAGTCCGAGGAGTAGTAGTTGAAGTTGTTGTTGTTGTTGTTGTTGTTGAAGCAGGAGGTGGTATTGTAGTTGTTGAAGTCGTAGTTGTTGTTGGAGGTGGTATTGTAGTTGTTGAAGTAGGAGTAGTTGTTCTAGTTGTTGTTGTCGTAGTAGTTGAAGTTGTTGTTGTTGTTGTTGTTGAAACAGGAGGTGGAAGTGGAGGCGGAGTTGTAGTTGAAGTTGTCGTTGATGTTGTTGTTGGAGGTGGTGTTGTAGTTGTTGAAGTAGGAGTAGTTGTAGTTAAAATTATTGGTGGATATACATAAAGAGCAAGTGGGGGTTGTGGAGATGGTACTCTTGGAATATTTGGCCCGCATAAAAAACTTCCTATATTATCATAAAGAAACGCTTGATATCTTAAGTTAACTAAAGAAGATCCATCAACAGAGGCTTGGTACGTTTCTCCAAGAAATATAGCTTCTTTAATGCAAAATCTTATAAGTTGTTCATTTGGATTTTTAAATTTATTAAATATAATATTAAATTCGTCTACTTTGAATTTGCATATTGCATCTCTTACGTTTTTAACTTGATAATCATTTAATTTTATACTAAACTCTATATCAACAACTAAAGGTGGTATAATTTTTATGTCTATTGGATAAGAACTTCCTATTTTATAGATTATATTTTTTTCAGAAGATATGTTTATGCTGAAATTCTGCAATCTATTAAAGGAAAAATCATCAAGAGATATATCTATATTTGAATAATCTGTTAAGTCTATTTGAGGTTGAATTAATGAATTTTGAGATGCCTTTGCTATTCCACTACCAAAATCACCAAGCGCATCAATTTGAACATTTAGTTGAGGTATTTGCCCAATTTGACAAGATAAGTTATAACTCGAAACCACGCCAGAATTAAAAGCAAAATATTTATCTTTATATTGAACATGTCCATTAAAAGTATAATCATAATCCATCAAGTAAATAAATGGATCATTGTCAATAAATAATTTATTTATGGATATTTGACTTATTATATTATTATTATTTTGATATGTAACTGAGTCCATTCCAAGGCTTTTGACGATTTCTACTGGAACTTCATAAGAGGCTTCGAAGTTTTGAATACCTACAATACCAGTATTGTTTATATATAATTTTTGATTTTGTTTTACAATTCTAGAACTCATGTCAATTATATTTTATAAGAAAATAGATTATATTTCAAAATTAAATTAGGGCCCATTATTAATTATAATAGGATTTGACCCTTGTGATGCTAGCGGTGATGGCGTAGTAGTTGTTGTGGTAGTTGTTGTTGGAATAGGTATTACGCCGGGAGTCGTTTGTGGGGCAGGTGTTGTTGTAGATAAAGGTAGTGATTGATAAATTGGTATATCTAGACTATTTATTATAGTTAAATTTTCTGCTTCTACACAATATTCATTATTCTCTGCAGGATGCATTATTAATAAGTTACACTATAAATAACTTGTGTAATATTACTATACAAGGTAAAAGGTTAAAATATGAGTGATTTATCGTTATATAATGTACCTGCTTATAATCCCTCTTCAACGTATTATAAAAATGATGTTATATTATTAGGAAATATTTACTATTACAGTCTACTTGATAACAATACGTCGAATACTCCATCAGTAAACTCTGTGGCTTGGGGTGGTTATAGATCTTATGGATCATTAGTAAAACCTGATTTTTTTTGGGCAGCAAGTTATGCTAATACAGACTTAAGATTAAAACCCAATATAGAGGTTATAAAATTTGGAGATGGATATGAGCAGAGAATGGAGAACGGAATAAATAGTAATGCTTTAAAATTCAATTTAAATTTTGAAGGTAGAGATAAGGCTGAAACGCGTGCGATAGCACATATTCTGCATAAAAGAAAATCAAAGCAAGGATTTTTTTATAATCCTCCATTTCCATATAATTTCGATGCTTCTCAGGCTTATCCTAAAAGATTTGTATGCGAAGAGTGGACAATAACTTATAATTTTTATAATAACTACAGCGTTAGTGCTGTATTTTTAGAGACAGCTAATTTATGAGTGTAAACCCAAATTTAGCCGCAGGATCAAAAAAAATATTTTCTGAGTCAAGTAAATTAGAACCATCTACATTAATTAATCTATTCGAATTAGACTTTACTCAATTTGGTATTAATAGAGATAACTATGCTTTATCACAAATAACATTTGCTAATATACCTCCTCCTTATGCTGGATTGTCAAATGTTGATACAAATGGAATTTTAAGATTTCATAATTTAAATATAAATTTAGAAAATATTAGCACAAACCTTATAAATCCAGAATTATATGGACAGATTATTTGGAAAGGTAAAAGATACATACCATTTCCAATAACTATGGAAGGTTTTGAAATTGCATCTCGTGGTACATTGCCAAAACCTAGATTATTATTTAGTAACCATGCTCAGATTGATTCTTATAATACATTTTTTACTATTATTAAAAATTCAATTAGAAGCATAGGAGATTTAATTGGACTAAATGTAACTAGAAGAAGAACTTTCATAAAATATTTAGATGCTGTTAATTTTAAAAGCTCTGGAGGGATTATTAATAATGATGACTTTCAAATAGATCCAGATCCAAATGCAGAACTAGCTCCAGATATTTATTATATTGATAGAAAATTAAGGGAAAATAGAACTGTTTTAGAATATGAACTTAGTTCTATTTTAGATTTAGAAAATATAAGATTGCCCTTAAGAACGCTTTACAGTGAATCCTGCTCTTTTGATTACAGAGGAGAAGGTTGTGGATATGGCTTGGGAATATATGGCAACCAATTAAATCAAGGAAATCCAATAGCTAATGATAAAGATCAATTAATCACTTCTTTAATAAATAGCTCTTTAGTAAATCGCGGAGCATGGCAACAAAATACAACATATACTGCGGGAAATTATGTTTTTGTTAATATTGATGGAATTAAGAATTTTTTTGTAGCAAAAGCAACTACAACAACTTCTCCATTTGATACCAATTATTGGGTTGCAGACCAATGCTCAAAAAGACTATCTGGATGTAGAAAAAGATTTGGTTCTCCATTACCATTCGGTGGATTTCCAGCAACAAATAAGGATTTATAATATGGTTGATATAGAGCTACACGGAATCTTAGCTGAAAAAATTAAAAAAAGCAAATGGAGCTTGGATGTAAAAAGTGTGAGCGAAGCAATTCGAGCAATAGAAATCAATTCTTCTTCATTGTATAAAACTTTATACGAATTAGATAAAGAAAATATTAAATACCGAGTTCTAATTAATAAAAAAGATTTTAAAGTTTTTAAGAATGAAAATGAAATAAGAAATGACTTTGATAAGGTTTTAAATTCAAATTTATTTACAAATTTTAATGAAGAAGATTTACATAGTATTGATATCGTCCCTGTATTAGAAGGTTCATTTGGAGGTGGTGGATTCTTCCAAATTATACCAATTATTCTTGGTGTAGCACTTATTTTTACAGGAGTTGGAATAGCGGCTTCAGCGGGAGCATTTGGACTTTTAGCGACAACGCTTGTCATTGCTGGAATAGGACTTGCTGCAGTTGGCTTTCTATCGCTACTATCTTCTCCTCCTCCGTTTATAGCTCCAGAATTTAATGCACCAGACGTCTGGACCAAAGGGTGGAGGAGGAAAATCATATTTATTTGATGGTCCAGTTAATACTGCTGGAGAGGGTGGACCAATTCCAATTGGATATGGAAGATTAATTGTCGGATCGAAAACTATTAGCGCATCATACATTACTACTCATGTTCCAGCTGGATCTCCAAGGACTACTTAATGAAAGAAAAAAATAAAAAATATTTTAAAATTTTAAAGGGTTCTGGAGGAGGAGGTGGGGGTCCACCACCATGTTATCCCGCTCCACCACCAGATCCACACACGCCAAAAGAAGCTGAAGAAGGAATTATAAAAGATGGAAAGAAACTATCAAGAACTGAAACAGAAGTAACGGATTTAATATGCGAAGGCCCAATTGATGGTTTAGTAGAAGGATCATATAGATACGTTGGAAGAAATGGTAGAGTAGGATGGGATTCAGTTACTTTTACTCCTTATGAAGGTGGAGCAAGAAAATTTTTACGCTCTGTATATTGGAGGAACGTTCCTCTATTAGATGAAGGAGGAAATTTTAATTACAGTGACATAAACTTTAGGTATGATAAAGGCGATCAAACTACAGCAACGAGCCTTGTAAGTGATCTAAGTGGTAATCCAACTCCTCAAGCTTCAAGAACATTATCTATAGGAGATATACTAAGATATAACCCGCCTGGTACAGAAGATTTTGCAAAAAATTATGATTTTAAAAGTACAAATATTAGCTCTTTAATAATATCAATAAAAATTGACGGATTATTCGATCAGCAGAATGATCCAAATAAAGATAGACAAACTTTTAATTTAGGCTGCGGACAATCGGTAAAAATTTCACAAACTTTGGGAGATATAAGAGATCGATCAATAAGTTTTACTTTTCAAATTTATAAACTAACTACTACTGGAAATGTTTTAGTAAGAAATATCAGTGCTTCTTCCTCGGGTAAAATTACATCTGGTTTTATAGATACATGGGAAGTTAATTTAAGTGGTTACTTTCAACCAGACGAAGAAAATCATTTAGGATGGAGAGTAAAAATAAGAAGAACATCAAAAGAAAGCACTACTCTTAATTTGAGAGATGCTTGCAGCGTACATGCTATAACAGAAATTTTTAGAGAGCAGTATATATATCCAAAAACAGCAATTTTTAAAAGTCTATTTACAACTGAATATTTTGATGAAGTCCCACCAAGATCTTATGACGTAAAATTATTAAAAGTAAAAGTTCCTAGTAACTATGATCCTATTAAAAAAACTTATACAGGAGATTGGAATGGAACATTTAAATCTAATTTAGAATGGACAGATAATCCTGCTTGGTGTTATTATGATTTATTAACTAATAAACGATATGGTTTAGGAAAATATATTAAAGATGCAAATGTCGATAAATGGAATCTATATAGAATTGCTCAGTATTGTGATACAATAATATCAGATGGATACGGAGGATTAGAACCAAGATTTACTTGCAATGCACTTATAAGTGATTTTGCAGATGCATTTAGCTTATTAAATGATATGGCTAGTATTTTTAGAGGGATGTCGTACTATGCAAATGGCTCAATTTTTGCAATAGCAGATATACCAAATGAGCCAATAGTATTATTTACAAATGCAAATGTAGAAAATGGAGATTTTAATTATTCTAGCAGTAGTAGAAAAGTAAGAAATACGGTTGCTGTCATTAGATATAATGACATGTCAAATTTTGCAAAACCTGTTGTAGAATATGTAGAAGATCCAGATGGAGTTAGAAAGCATGGAATTAGAAAATTAGAAATAACAGCTTTTGGTTGTACTAGTCAAGGTCAAGCATATCGTTTAGGAAGATGGGCTTTAGCTAGCGAACAGTTAGAGACAGAAACTGTAGATTTTACTGCTGGTCTAGAAGCTTTATATATAAAGCCTGGAGATATAATAAAAATTCAAGATCATAATCGTATTTTACATAGACTAGCTGGCAGAATATTGAATATATCAATAGAAAATGGTCAACATACTTTTATTTTAGACGAAGAATTTTCAAAATTAAGTAGTTATTTCTCTAGTAACTATCCTGGAAATGCATATAAATTAGAAATTTTAACTCCAACTTTTAGAACTACTGGAAATATGTATTCTGACTTTGTTAGTAGCTATAATAGAACAGAAATACAATCTGGTGTATTTAATTTATCAAACCTATCTCCAATTACAGGGTATGACCCAGATAGAGTATTAACAAAAATTAATACCAATAAATTATTTGATACTAGCAATTATGTTTTACAGACAGGAACAATTTGGTCTATGCAAACTGCTGGAGGTAATTTTAATTTAAATGCTCAAACAGAATTATATAGAGTTATTGGTTTAAATGAAGTGGAGCCAAACAAATATAGCATAAACGCTATTGAGCATAATCCTAGTAAATATTTATTTGCTGAATCTGGTATTAGTTTTAGTGATGCGCCTATAACTAATCCAATCGAAAATACAATATTAGAAGCTAGTTATCCAATAAGTTTATCTTTTTCTACATTTAATAATTTATATTTAAGATATACTATTAACAGAGCAACAACTACTACTAATTACTCTACTAAATTTTGGAAAGTATATGCAAAAGCTGGATCTAATTTTACAACAACTGAACTTAGTAGGCAATTAGTGAATCAACAAGGCGTAACAGTTTTTGTTCCAAATGATTCTTTTCTTGTAGCTACTATAAGCGTAAGTAATGCAAATCAAAGTATTACTGAAGAATTTGTCCCAAGAGTAAATAACACAACATATTATTTTAGAGTATATGGGCTAAATGATAATGGATTCTATTCAAGAACATTTGCTCAAGGAACATATAGTTACAGTTCTCATTTACTAAATGATTTTACAAATTTAATAGAATTAAATAGCTTTTCATATTCTACGACAGAACAAAGAACATCAACGGCTGTAAATTTAAATGGTCCGAATCTTTTTCAAGGAAAATCTATTAATTATAGTTGGAGAATTAATAATTTAGCTTCTGCATTAAAAATTTGGACGTCGGATGATCTAGAATATAGGTTAAGATTTGGAACAGGAACTTTTAATCAAAATACTGCTATTAGTAATACTTTAGGAATAAAAACTTTTAGTCAAAATGGTACTGAGTTTGAAAATTATACTGGTATAGATTCAGCAGTGTTTAATGACGTATTAACTCATAAAAGTTTAAGTGGATTTTGGCTGGCAATAGATGCGAAAGAAAGAACAGGTAATAAATATACTTCTCAAGAATCATTATCTGCTTTACCATATAGTCAAAGTCATGGTTATCTAAAAGGTGATTTTTATAATTTACCACTGAATACGAGGGTTAATCTTAATAACGCACAAGCTATAATTACAAGTTCAAACAACGTACAAATAAGTATTCCAGAGCAAGGAGGTGTCCCAGCAGATGTAGGAAGCACATTTATATTCTTTACAGATAAAGCAAATAGCACGGGTTTTCTAAAAGATGTAGAAATAAATAAATTTTTATTTAAACAAACTCGATTCGATGGATATAATTTTGTAAATGACATGTATAATAGTGGCATACAAATTAGAGAAGCATTTTATGATGGTTCTAGAGGATTTGCTACAAATGATGGTTTTACAAATACTAGCGCATCCGGAGCAATAATCAAAACAGGTTGGTTAGCGTTTAAAATGGCTACAAATTTTGAATCTATGTTGATTGATAGATATACTAAAGATTTTAGCGCTCCAAATAATACTACTTATTCATCTGGACCAGTAAATACTCCTACTGGAATTAACTTTGGAAGATATCCAGCTGGCGTAACTGAAACATATATATGGGATAATAGTGGCGATATGAGAAATATTGCTAATAATTTATTATTCCTTTATCACCCATTCGCAAATCCTGTGCAAATCGGAAATGTTTTAGGAGGAGTTATAGACACTGGAGATTTAGACCGAGCAATAAAACAGACATTTAGAAGTTATAGTAATGGAGGATTTACTAATACTGGAGAATGGAGATTACAAGACGGAACGCTTAGATTACAAAATACGCAACTTATTCTAAATAATGCCTCATATATGAATTTACGAGATACTGCTTACCTTAATGTAGGTGCAACAAATCAATCAGATACTAGTAGAATTTATTTAAACAAAACTTCAATTGAAGCACTTTTCCATACACATATTTCTTTTACTGATGGGATTTCCGGATTTAATCTAACTTTTCCAAATTATACTAGTGGGGGATTAGGTAACGGTTCAGTTAATGCGAATTCTTTTGCTCCAAGAATAAATATTACAAGTGGAACATTAGAAATGCGAAGTGGATTTATTGGTGTAGATGACATTAATATTTTATTTTATAAAAAAAGCGGATTAACAATTCAAGGCGGAGTCGCTGGCGGATTAAGCGGAAAGACTTATGCTATGATTCGCGCATCTACTGGAAGTGGATTACATATTTCTGGCAACTTAACAATAACTGGTGGAACAGGAGCATCTATAATTGCTCCAAGCGGATACTTGCACATGACTGGAAATTTAGGAATTTCTGGAACTACAGTAATTTCTGCTACTGCTGGAACTGCGACTTTGCCAACGAATCCTAGGGGATTTTTAAATGTTAATATAAATAACTCTGGATTTAAAGTTCCATATTATAATATATAATTATTTTTTAATCTTTTTAATTCTTTCTATTAGCTCAAATATTTTTGATTTTGGAATATCTTGAATACAATTTAAACTTTCTGCATTTTCAAATTTCTCTTTCAAAAGTTTTTCTTTTAAAAGATCAAAAGAGATATTTTTATCTTTCATTACTTTCTCCAGAAGATTCTGTGGAGATGTTGGATTTTCTTGTTGGATATTTTCATCAATAAGTTTAGCGTCTCCAAGTTCTTCTTGTGATACAATATTGATTTTCAAAAAATTTCTTACGCATCTAACAAAAGCTCTATTTTCAGCAATTGCAGCTAAAAAGAATCTGGCAAAAGATTTTGTATTATTATGAGTAGCGTCTGCTAGTGCTTCAAAAATTATCTCTTGCCCATTAGTTTCATAATTTGGTAACCATGTTATTCTGCAACTCGTGGCAAAATAAGTTTCTGATGCTGCTACAACTTTATATTCAACCTTAGCATAACCTCTGATTTGAGCAAGCTCTTTAATTCCACCAAGCAGTATTAAAAGATCTTTATCTTCTAGCTTTGTAACGTCAGTCTCTTGCGTCTTTTGACGATTTGGAACAAGATATTCTGTTTTAACCATTTTACGCCAGTTTATGGTACCATCTTCATTATATACATAATTTATATTTTTATTTTCGACTAGACCATATTTATTTCTAGTTATAAGAGATGGAGGTATTTGCATGGTATTTATATCAAAATTTAAAGTATTATCTTCAATTATTGATTTTAATTCGGAACTGCCTATCGAAACCGTATCGTTTTTATCTATTTTTAATGCCATTCTATAATCGTACTATAAATAATTAGTTTAGTCAATAAAAAAAGCATAGCTATCTGCATGCCTCCAAAATCTTTCGTCATCAATAACTTGTTGTATATTTTCATTAAAATCTTTAATAGGTTTTTTATCTTTTAAGGCCGCTTCACTTATGTATATTTTATTATTACTTAATATATATCTATTACTTTTATAATATTTACTTTCTGGTATATCGCTCTTCGTCTTAAATGATAATCTTGTAATTAATCCTAAATCCATATAGTCCATTTTTAATTTATTAATTTTTTCTTCAGATAAATATGAGGCCATAATAAAATTTATATTCTGTAATTTTAAATAAGTAGGAAATGCGGGATCATTGTCATCTTCTATTTTATAAAAGACTTGAATTATATTTTTTCTATATTTAGATAATATTTCTTCAGAAATGCTTCTATTTGTTACTATAATACATTTACCAAGTTGTAATTGTCTTTCTAGGGTTTGTTCATTAAATTCAATATCCATTCTAACTATCATATTATCTAAATTTAAAGATGCTGGATTAACTACGCTATTTGGAACAATTTCTATAGTTTTTTGATTAAAGTTGGAACCAATCCATGTATATTTATATTTAAGATTTGATTTGATATTTAATTTATTTAAAATTTCTTGAGCAATTTTATCTGGTTTAATATCATTAACTGTCTTAGGGTTTTCTACTGGAAAATAAGAAGGCTTGTCATTTTCATTAAATGCTTGAATTAAACTTACATC